CTGTCCCGCCAGATTCGTCCGGCTTCCGCCGCCCTTCACGGTAAATGCGAAGCGGTTGTTCATGCTCACGGTCACGTCCCCGTTCACCAGCCCGCGCACCACCTCGGTCAGCAGCCTGCCAGGCGCGATGCCCTCTCCCGCTTCCTCCACCGTCGCGGGCACCTCTGTCACGATGGTGGTCCGCTCGTCCGAAGCCGTCAACCGCACGCCGCCGTCCAGCGTCACGATCTTCACGCCCTCCAACACCTGGTTCACCGTCCGGTTCGGCAGCGCCCCGCCGACCCGCTTCAAACCCTCACTCAATTCCATGCCGCTGCAAACAAATTTCATGCCCTCAAATCCTCCTCTGCTCCACTTTTTCAATCTTCCTGTGACAGTACGGGCACCGCCTGAACCCGAAATTCCAGTACAGTATCGCCTCGCACTTCTCGCACTTCAATTCCCTGAAATCATCATCCCACACCAGCCGCGTCGTATCCCTTTGCAACGCCCCTTCCCGCATCGCCGCCGCGCCCCTTCCTGCGCCTGTACTTCTTGCTGTTCGCCGCTATCGCGTCCCTGAAAGCCTTGCACCCGTGTATCGTGCTCTGGCACCGCTCATGCGGGCAATTCAGGCAGACCTCGCACACCTGTTTTTTGTAGATCGCGGCGTTCATCGTGATCTCGTCCGTGATGAACCCGTTCATGGCGTATCATCTTTATTCTGTCCGTACACCACATTCTGCGTGTGCAGGCAGTACGTCTCGTACATCAGCTTCACGCCCTTTTCAAGCGGCCCGTCGCCGTCCTTCGCCAGCTCGTACAGCGCCTTGATGTCCCTGCGCATGACCTTGTTCGTCCGGCTCACCGCCGTGAACCGCCCCTTGATGTTGCCCTGCGCCAGCGCCGGAACCGCCAGATTGCAGCACATACGATACTGGTCGCAGGTCAACCCGAACCGCTTCATCACGTCCTCAACCGTATTGTCCTTCTGGTGTATCTCCACCAGGTATTCGATCACCTTCACGATGTCCCGCTGATCTTTCAGATTCAAAAGATACATACGGCTTGTCCTCCCGTCACTTGTCCCGCGTCATTCGCTTGTTCTTCTCGTATTCCGCTTGATAGCGCAGCCTGGCCCGCTTCGATTGCTGCATCATAAACGCGTTCGCGTCGCTGTTCAGCGTCTTGCTCTTTCGCATCTGCGCACATTCCTGTTCGTGGATCACCTGCCACTTGCGCCACGCCTCGCATTCATCCCTGCACCCGAAGCGCCGCTGATCGCATTCCACACCGTCCACCTTGCACGGCGGCTTGGTAAGCATCACATCTTCCTCCTCGCGTATTCGGCCATCAACAGCGCCTCCGCCAGATTGCTGTCATCCTTGTGTGATTTCTCGGTTCGCTTCAGGTTGATTTCAGGGAACAGCATGTGGCAAATCTCAACCGACTTCGCCTTGTCGCTGGTCAAAGAGAACTCCTTCTTCCATATCCGTGGCGGGACAAGCTGAAAAGGAATATTGAGCGCGTGCAACACACCCTGAATGTATCCAAAGTTTTCCGCAAATGCCCATGTACTGCTAATGCCCTGTTTCGGCATTGCTCCGACCTTCTCAACCACGGCCATGATCTGTTCACCATCCCGTTCCCGAAAAGTCATTATGGCTTTCATGGCTATCACGAAAGCATCGTCATCCCAAGGAACAGTCCAAGTCCACCGCTCACCTTTGTCGTTAAGCGCCGCGTATGCTCCAGATTTGCTTCCCGGATCGACCCCTACATAAATCATCCTATTTCAACCTCCACGCCCAGCCAATCAAATCCCTCAGCCGTTCCTTCCCGCTGTCATTCTGCGCCACCCAGAGCGCGGCGACCAGCGTCGCCGCCTCCATGCTCCCCCGCGCCCGCGCCTTCCATTCCTCTTTCCCGAACGCGGTGCGGATGATGGCCGCCGCCTGCTGCACCGTCAGTATTGTCTCGCCCCTTGGCCGCTTCACTTCTCCACCAGCTTCCACTTCCCGCACGCGGTATAATCCCCCGCCTCCCGCCGCTTCCGGTCATGCACCACCACGCAGACCTCGTAATGGTCGCAGTTCACGCAGTTCTTCATGCGCTCAATGCCGCCGTAGTAAACCCCGATGTTGTGGCTGTACTCGTCCAATTCCTGCAAAGCCCTGTTCATCCGGCCAATGGCCTCGCCCATGCCGCGGATCATCTGCTCCAATTCCTTCATGCCGTACCTCCGCCATTTCTAATCCCTAATCCCTCTTTACGAAATCCTCATCTGCTCCCCGTCCACGTCATCCTCTCCATCGTTCTCCCCGATGAAGTCAAACAGCGTCGGCGCACCCGCCTGGTCGTCCGCCTGCTGCAAATATCCCAGGCCGTCCCGGAAGTAATCGCTGTTCAGCTCGACCCCGACGCCGAACCGCCCCAGCGCCACCGCCCGCGTCGGCACCGTCATAATGCCGCCAAACGGGTCCAGCACCACGTCGCCCGGATTGGAATACCGGTTGATGAGCCGGTCCACGATGTCGATTTGCAGCGGGCAATTCTTCACGATGCAGCCCTCGGCCGTAAAACTCGCATCATCCGCCACTTGGATGCTGTACACGCGCCGCAGGCCCATCGGCACGCTCACCTTGACCCTCTTCCACGCACCGTCCGCCAGGATCTCACTCTCGCTGTGATGGCCGGATTCCCGCCAGCTCATCACCCACTCCTGCTTGCAATCCACCTCGCGGCCCTCGATCGTCCGCTTCCCGGCAGCCTTCCCAGGAAACACAGAGGCCACAATGCCACGCGCCCGCTGCGCCACCATGGCCATGCCCAACAGCAGCGCCCGGGATACCGACGTCGCCATCGTCGCGTTACCTACCTTGCAGCCGTCGCCGGACAGATAACCCGAGAGCAGCGCCTCCGCATGGTCAGCGTCCAGACAAATGCCCTCGATGGGCACCTGCTTGTTTGCCGCGCCCCTGCCGCACTTCTCCAGCATCCGCTTCACGCGCTCCGGCAGCCCCTTCAGGCGATATTGCAGACAGTTTCCGCGATCCGCAAAGGTTCCGATGTAGTCCAGCCCGGCCATCTCTTCAAATGCCACGCGCTTTTCCTTACCCACGGAGATGAAGAAATCGCCCCGCGTTCCCACATGGCCGTCCGCCAGGTACCGCCCGACCAGCCACCATTCGCCCAAAGTCAAATCTGTCGCCTCGATCTCCGGCAACTTCAGGTTGACAAAATGCCCGACGGTATCTTTGGCTTCCATCCAATCCGGCTGTGCCTTGCGCATGCCGTCCTTCGGCCTCGACGGATAGCCCGCCACAGAGCGCGTCCAGAGCTTGTGATCAGGCGTGGTTATCAGGTTCGGCACGCCCGTGGCCCTGGTCATCACCGTGTCCTTCGTGCCCGTGTATGCCCTGGCAATCACCGGCTTCCAGTTGCCCGCATGCGTCAGCACCACGTCGCCGATCTCCACCGCCTCGATGGGCTTGTAGCCGTTCCGGGTCAGCACCAGCGTCCCTTCTGCCAAGCAGACATGCAGCATCCGCTTCTTCAGCTTCTGGCTGGTGTTGAAGGTCTTCATGCGGTTCACGTCGTCCCACACGTCCGTGGTCCAGCTTCCAGGGGCCACCACCATGAAGGTCGCGGGCAGCCGCCCCTCTTTGTCCATCTGCTTCGCCAGCGCCACATGTTCCTCGTAGGAATACACGTTGTCCCGGCTGAACCTCCGGTACACCTTCTGCATCTGGCTCGTCGGAATCGAATACAGTTCTTCCTTCGTCACCAGCCGGTCGCCGCTGCTGCGCCAATATGCGTGGGCGTCGATCTGCCACTGCGCCCTGGTGTACTCATCCTTCGTCTTTGTCACCGGCTCGTCGGCGTATGCCTTGCTCGTATCGCTGGGCAGTTTGCGGAACAGCAGTATGTATTCCGGACACCCGACGCCCATCTTGCTGCCGTCCTTGCACTGCTCGCTCCATCCCAGCCGGTAGGTCTGGTTGTTCTCCCGCACCACGTCGGTGACGACGGTAATCATGCCGAAATACTGAAAGCCGTGCTTCATGCAGTGCTGAATCGTCAGCGCGTGAAAGGGCTCCATCGTCGGCATACCCGTGCCCGTGGCGTTGCCGAACAGCACCCGGTCCTTCACATGGCAGGCGTACACCCTTCCCGGCTTCAACACCCGCAGCAGGTTCGGCGTCAGGAAGTCCATCTGTCTGAAAAAATCCTCGTCGTCCTGATTCATGCCGAAGTCGTTGTAATTGTTGCTGTACTGGTAATGGTTTCCGAATGGGATGCTCGTCACGATCTCATCCACGCTGTTCTCGTCCATCTTCGCCAGCTCGTCCACGCAGTCGTTGTTGATGGCCCGGTAATGCTTCCCGTTGACCTCCACGCGCTTCACTCCCATCGTATTTCTCAATTCGTCGAACCGCTTCACGTTCACAAGCCCGTACTTGCGCACGATCTCGGTCATGTTCCGCACCATCTCGTCGTGCCGCTGCCACTTCTCCATCAGCACCTTGCGAATCTCTTCCTCGCTCTCGGTGTAGATGATGTCAATAATCACCTTCTCCGTCTGCAAGAACCGGTATATCCGGTGAATCGCCTGTATGAAGTCGTTGAACTCGTAGTCGATGCCCAGGAAGATCGCCCTGTGGCAGTGCCGCTGGAAGTTGCAGCCCTGGCCGCTGATGCTCTTTTTCGTCGCCAGCAGTCGAATCTTGCCGTCCGAGAAGTCGATCACCCGCTGCTCCCGCACGTCGTACTCCTGCGAACCGTAAACCTCCATCGCCTCTGGAATCGCCCGCTTGATGGCGTGCCGCTCGGCCTCCAAATCATGCCAGAGTATGAAGTGCGCCTCCGGGGCGCTCCCCACGATCTCCACCATCTTTGAAACCCGGTCGTCGATGGAATCCCGCTTCTCCTTCGCCGCGTCCTGCAAGCTGAACGCCGCATCCCGGATCAGCTTCATCTGCCCGTGCTTGTCCGCCCCCGCCGTGGTGTTGTCCACCGCCAGCCGGTGCCAGCGAATCTCCATCTCCGGCAAATCGTAGCCGGTGTCGTCATACCCCAAATCCGATGGCTTTTCAATGAACAGCGCCCACGACGACATCCACAGCCAGAAGTCCTTTTCCCGGTGCGGATACAGCGTCAGTTTGTTTGCCTTCGTGGAATCCCGCTGAAACCACTTCGTCAGGCACGACCCCGTGTCCATGATCTCCAGATACCCGGAATAGTGAATCAGTTCCTTGTACTTGTTCGGAGAAGGCGTCGCCGTACACACCAGCTTGTAGGGAATCCCCTTCAGGATCGTCAAAAACTGCTGATAGGTCTTTGAACCGTAGCTCCGCAGACAACTCGCCTCGTCCAGGCTCACCGCCCCGAACTGCTTCGGGTTGATGTCCCCGTCCCGCACGCGCTCATAGTTGGTCAGCACAATCGGCGCGTCCGTCGCCGCCGCCTCCGCGTCCGTCCGCACATATGGCGGCGCGGCTTTCCACTTCAACAGCCGAACGGCGTCCAACTGAAACTCCTGCTTCACCCCCAGCGGGCACACGATCATCACCCGCACGCCGGTCCGCTCGTGCAGCAGTCGCGCCCATTCCAACTGCTGTGCCGTCTTTCCCAGCCCGAAACTCTCAAACAGCGCCCGCCTGCCGCCCTTCAATGCCCATATCACCGCGTCCCGCTGATGGGGTTTCAACGCAGGGTTCACCGCCTCCGGCTCCACAACAATGCCGGTCTCCTCGGCAATGTCAATCTTCCCCTTCAAAAACTCCTCGTAGGTCATTTTCTATCCCTCGCGCATGATTTCGTTGTAGCGCATCACATTCGGGTCAAACATCACGTTCACCGTCCCGATTGACCCGTTCCTCTGCTTCGCCACGCTGATGCTGATATACACGCTCCCGGCCTCCTGCATGGCGTAGAACCCGGCCACGTCCTTCGGATTGACGCTCTTATCTTCGTGGCTCTCCGGCCTGTGCATGAATATAATCCCGTCTGCGTCCTGCTCCACAGCGCCGGAATCCCTCAGCTCCGCCATCGTGGGCATACGCCCCTGGGCCATGCGATTCACCTGGCACAGCGCCACCACGGGAATGTTTACCGCCATCGCCAGCCGCTTCAATTCCCGCGAAATGTAGGAAATTTTCAGCCGGTCCTCCTTGAACTCTTTCCGCGCCCCCATGATGCCGATGTAGTCCACCACCAGCAGATCGATTCCCTCATGCCGCGCCGCGTCCCGCACGGTATCGAACACGCCCTCCACGGTGATCGGCTCCGGGTTGGCCGGGTCGTTGAATATAAACTGAAACGGCATCCCCTGCATCTCGACCATCGCGTTTTGAAGCGCCTCCCAGTCCTCCGGCTCGATCTCCGCTTTCCGCAACCGATCCCCGCTGACATACGCGCCCCGCGAAAGCGTACGCTGCCCCAAGCCTTCCTTGCCCATCTCACAGGACACGAACACGACCTTAAAGCCATCCTTCGCCGCGTTCATGGCGATGTTCAGCCCGAAGGCCGTCTTGCCGACGCTGGGTCGCGCCGCCACCACCGTCATCTCCCCGCCGAACAAACCGCCGATGATCCCGTCAACGCTCCGGATGCCCGTCGGCAGCGCCTTGATCTCGCCCCGCGTCCGCTTGTCCAGGTAGTCGTAGGTGTCGATGTTCACCTCGTCCAGCGGCACCAGCTTCAGCTTTCCCCCGGTTTCCAGACCGTCCGCCGCGTCCCGAAGCTGCCCCAGCACCGCGTCCACGTCCGCCGCCGGGTCCTTCAACCCCTGCGCCAGCGCCTCCGCCGCCTGAATCGCCGCCCTGCGCTTCGCCAGTCCCTTCACGATCCCGATGTAGGCCCCGACGTTCGCCGCGGAGGGCACGCCCTGCGTCAGCTCTATCAGGTACGCCGCCCCGCCGACCACCTCCAGCTTCCCCCGCCGGGTCAGCTCCTGGTCCACGGTAATCAGGTCCACCGCCTGCCCGCCGTCCGCGACGGTGCGCATGGCGTCGAATATCTCCCGGTTGCCGGGGTCGAAGAAGTCCCCTCCTTCCACCCCGTCCAGCCCCGCCTGCGCCGCCTTTGGCGACCTAAGCATCGCCCCGAGGACGCTTCGCTCCGCCTCCGGGTTCACAAACCGCGTCCCCGTCATAGGCTCCTGAACATTCCCGGCCTCCGCGCCCTCCATCGGCAATCACCACCCTTCAATGCAGCGCCATCGTTCTAAAATGGCAAATCACCCGTATCTTCCACCTCGACAAACCCCTCATCGGAACCGCCGCCGCTCTGCGCCGCCGCCCTCTGTATCGGCCTTCTCACATCCTCGGCATTGATTTCCGTCACATACCGCTTGCTGCCGTCCTGCGCCTCGTAGCTCCGGGTCTGAATCTCCCCGTCCACCACCACCAGGTCGCCCTTGTGCATGTACTGCCGCACGAAATCCGCGGTGTTGCGCCAGGCCACGACGCTGATGAAGTCCGCGACCTTCTGCCCGGTCTGCTTGTCCTTGAACCGCCGCTGCACGCCCACCCTGAAATTCACCCGCGAAATCCCGCTCTGCGTGGTCGCAAACTCCGGCTCGTTGCAAAGGTTCCCAATGATCGTCACATGGTTGTATGCGTTGCTCATACCCTCATTCATCCTCCGCTTCTCATATAAAATCTCCTCTCGTATGTCCATCTGCAAAACTGTAAATCCGGCTTGTGCGTCGTTATCCCATCGTGAATCCGTATGTCGCCACATCCCATCCCTCTTGCCGCAGCCGTTTAATCAGATGGTCGTATAACGGCACGTTGCGCACCATCTTCGGCTTTGCAAAGTCGTGATTCCACTGACCGCTCGCAAGTTCTTCCTTCATCATCCGCTTGGCCTTGCAATAGCAAACATTCTGAACGCCAGCGGCCTCTCTGATTTCACCTTCAGTCCAATCGCCGCCCTCAAACATCGTGCTGTGCTCTGCTACCAGTCGAATGATGTTCTCGTAATCTGCTGTCGGTTTCCCAAGTTTCACTCCACGCGCCCTGGCTCGTTCCATTCCTTCTTTCACCAAAAACCCGTGCCCGATTGTCCCGCGCTTTTCAAAATCGGCTTTTGCATGGCACACAGGGCACAATACCGCAATGTTCGACGGAACATCATTCCCTCCGCGTGTTACGGGCACAATGTGATGATAAGTAAGATGTTCTGTCGCGCCGCAGTTCACGCATTTCTTTGGCAACATGTCAATGATCCACTTTGCTACTTTCTGTCTTCTACCCATCGTTATCCCTCTCAAAAAGCCTTCCCCTTTGGGGAAGGTGGCGCGAAGCGCCGGATGAGGTCCTTGGCCCGTGGGGTACTACCCCCCGCTAAACGCCGTCCCCTCACGCTCCGCCTCGCGCCTATCTTCCCATCACACCTTCATCTGCTCCGCCATCTTCTCCACGGCCTCTTCCACGCCCACCGGCGCTTCCTCGACCGCTTCCACGGCCTCGTCCTCCGCCGCCACGAACTCGATTTCCAGCGCATCGTCTGCGTCCACGGCGTTGGCGTTGTACTTCGCCACCGCGCCGTCGCCGGTCGTCGCCATCACCTGCTCGATGCTAACCGGCAGCCATTTGAAGACGGTTCTGAAAACAGTCTTCAAGGCCATGCTCTCATAGTCCGTAACCCACGGACCGCTGGTTGCCGCCTTGCTGCGCTTGCGATGCTTGTCAATCTCAAATTTCTGCATATACTTGATGACCGGCGCAGCGTCCTTGTCCTTGAACCTGACCACCACATACGCGCCAAGCATCGCTCCAGGGTCGCCGGAGAGGAAAGGCTTATGCGTCAATTTGGGTTCCAACCCGTATTCAATATCGAACTCGTCCTTCTCGTGGACAACCTGCGCGTCAACGCTGGAAATCTCGCCGCTTCTGCGGGCGATGGAAAGCATTCCCCTGTATCCGCAGATGAACTGGCACTCCTTCTGCCCGGTCTTCTTGTTATTGAACGGCACCGGGTAGCATTGCCCCAGCACGCTCGCCGGTTCCAACCCACAGGCCGCCGCCTGCATGAAGTACCCCAGCACGCTCGGCACGCTGCACTCCGCCAGCGCCGGGTTCAGCCTGAACTCCGTCAGCGCACTCCTCACAAAGTGCTCCGTGTCCAAGAACTTCGGCAGCGCCGCCGCAATCTGCGCCTGGAACTTCGCGTCGTTCAGATACTCCACCACGCTGCTGCCCTTCTTCTTCGCCACCGCGCCCGCCGCCTTCGGCTGAAGCGCCGCCGTGTTCTTCGGGGTCTTGATCGTCTGCTGCTCCATGTATTAATCCTCCTTTTCATGTTCAACGAACCTTGCGATTCGGTTCATCACGTCATACGCGCAGGGCAGCGCCAGACCGTTCCCATACGCCTTGTAGATGGCGCTGTCGCTGCCGCCCAGCCCTTCGCACCACTCGTCCGGGAATCCCTGCAACCTCGCGCATTCGGTAGGCGTCAGTCGGCGAACGATATACTTGCGGGTCGGCTCCGCTTCCTGTACCAGATAGTTTCTGCTGTCGTTGGTCAGCGATGGGGCGGGGGCACCGGGTTGCGGATTGTTCCCGTTCTGTGGGCTGGTAATGCCAACGCCGGGATATACCACCGGTTCAACTTCTACCGCCAAAAACTCACGCTCCTTTCCGTTTCTCGCGCCGGGTCCCTTATAATAGCTGGCGTCGAGCGTTGCCGCTATACCCCCCCCCCCGTGTAATTTGCATAACGACAAGCATGTCGTTCATGGCGTCCTGACCGTTGAACCCTGCGCTCATCCTCGCGCACAAACACCCCGTCGTTTTCGGGTATACGCACTTCATTCATCGTTCCTCTCCACGACCACCGCCGTATAGTCGCTGATATTCGCGTTGTGGTGTCCCGTCATGGTCGGCGCGGTATCGCCGTCGCCGTTTCCCCTCGCGTCATACACGCTCAACGACGATGCTCTCCGTACCCCCCCACATCTCCGCCGTTGGCCCTCAACGTACCGCATCCCTCGCCGTATTCAGAGAACCGCTTCGCGGTATACGCGACCACATTCTGCCCCCTGTCCACGCAAGGGCTACTATCGTGCCGCGCCGCCAGCGTCCGGGCGGTTTCGGGATAGCAAAGGTAATTCTGGTTGTGTACTCCCGGCTACGCCGTCAAAGTGCCCGCCTGTTCGCCCATGTCCCGCACTTCGTCGCGCTGATTCTGCTGGAAACATACAGCTTGTCCACGGTCTGACATTGGATTTGCCGCCAGACAATAAGCCCTATCGCTTACGCTGATGCCCGGATTATCTCTGTCACCGCTTGCTTGAAACGCCACCGCAGGTCTATCAATCGTGTTCAGCGTGTACATCTCGCCATCGCGCCATCCGCATCCATTGCACCCCGCCGTGTCCGCACGGTCTATGCCGTTGCCTTGCAGCGCGTAAACGGTATGTGTTTGCAGTTGCGCCGTAAGCGTCGGACTTACCCCGATTCCGAATCCTGTACTTCCCGACTTCGCGCCTGCACACCCTTTGAATCCTGCGGCCAGTACCCCCCCCCTAAAATTTTCA